CAGACGAGACTAAACCTGTACTCCAAGCCTTGCAGTTGATGAAGATGGTGGAAACACGTAGAGGTCTATATTACAAACCTTATCCATATTTTGTGCACTGGAAGACAGGGCGTATCCATAGCAGTCACAATCAGTGCGCTACCAATACACGCCGAGCTAGTTCAAGTGCTCCCAATACTCAACAAATGCCTAAGCATCCTAAGATAGAGGGACAAGCTGCTAGGTTCCGTGAGGTATTTGTACCTCACAAGAAAAATGCTGTTATCGTGTCTATGGACTTTGAGGCGCAGGAGTTGCGAGTTATTGCTGATTATAGTCGTGACCAGAACATGCTAGATTGTTTCATAGGCGATAACCTTAAAGACATGCACGCTCTAACCGGACTAGGTATTGCTCGTAGTAAAGATTCTGAGATGAGCTGGAGCTACGAAATGTTCATGGCTGCGCTAGGTGATAAAGCACATCCACAGCATAAGTTCATTAAAGAGTGCCGAACACGAGGTAAGAAAGTCAATTTTACAACTGAGTACGGAGCTATGGCTCCTAAAGTTGCTATGACACTTCTAGTCTCAGAAGAAGATGCTCAAGCCTTTATCGACGCTAAGGAACATGCTTTCCCTAGATCACTAGAGTGGAAGCAAGAGGTCATTGCAGACGCCAAACTGTACGGTTACGTTAAGACCAAGATGGGAGCTGTACGCCACTTGCAACCTGCCTTGACTTCCAGTGATCGCTATGAGAATAGCAAAGCTGAACGTCAGGCAGTCAACACAAAGATTCAAGGTTCAAGTGCTGAGATGACAAAGCGCGCAGAAGGTAGGATGTTTAAGGCTAGGCTTGAGCAACTATTTGATTGTGAGATTATTGGTCCAGTACACGATGAGGTGCTAGCAAGTGTTGCGATAGACGATCTGTATGGTCTTCTACCAGCTATGCACAGATGTATGGTGGCTCCATACGCTGACATGGTAGTACCTATAGGTAGCTCTATTAGTTTCGGACCTAGCTTTGGAGTGCAGATTGAAATTGGTAACGTGCCTAGCAAAGAAGCTATTGACAGCGGACTGGCAACTTTGAAAGAGGCAGCATGAGAGACTTACCAGTCAACTTTCAGCTACCTAACAGCAGTAAAGTACTCGCTTTCAGGCGGTTAACCATACTGCCTAGGGTCGGTGAAGTAGTAACTTTTAATGACAAGAACTTCATGGTCGTGCAGATGGTACACCACTTTCTGCATGACCAAGATGAGCAAATAGTTTACATAGCAATAGAGGAAAGAACATGACACAACCAATTAAACTTCTCAACCACGGCTCCATAGCTCTCATTGAGTCTATGGGATCAGACCTCTCTATAGTACGTGCTGCACGTACTTCCTACGCAGCCGAATGGCGTACAGGGGAAGACGAAGGCAAAGACGCTAAGCTGATTAACTATCTAGTCAAGAACAGACACAGCAGCCCGCTAGAAGCTGTTACGCTAACATTTGATGTGCACCTGCCGATATTTGTGGCAAGACAGTGGATGAGACACAGGACACAGAGCTACTCAGAGGTGTCTGGTCGCTACGCTGAACTGCCTGAAACATACTATGTTCCAGAGGTGTCAGCTATCACACAGCAGTCTGTCAATAACAAGCAGCAACGAACAGACGAAGAACACCCTAAAGCTCAGGAGTTTCAGGTCGCTATATTGAACACCTGTGCAGATGCCTTCAACATTTACCAGAGGCTAATCCGTGAAGGGTGCCCAAGAGAGCTAGCAAGAGGTGTATTACCCTTGAATACATTTACACACTTCTTCACTACAATGAACCTGCTAAATCTGTTTAAGTTCATCTCACTGAGAAATCACAGCCATGCTCAAATGGAGATTCGGGTCTATGCCGAAGCTATGCTAGAGCTTGTCAGACCTATTGTGCCTGTCGCAGTTGCAGCTTTTGAGGAGCATGGGCTATGAGTAACTTCTGTGTAAACTGCGCTTGGAAGAAAAAACTATCTTTTCAGATTCACCCTGTCTGCACACTTCCCGGTGCAGTAGAGCCAGACCCTGTAACAGGGTACACTGAGTATCCACTGTGCTGGAAGGCTAGGTATCCGGGGGCTAAGTGTGGGCCTTACGGTAAATGCTGGGAGCCAAAGCCTACACTTTGGCAGAGAGTTGTAGCGAGGTTCAGCGCATGACCGAAGCTAACAGAGGCAAGGTAGCTGAAGCTAAGTTGCAGAAAGCCTTTACTAAGATAGAGGCAGGTAGACATGACTTCTGCTTTGAGCGTATCTATGATGCCCGTAGCAGTATGGGTAAGATGGCTAACCCCCGTGTTGGCGATTTTGTGCTTTATGTTGCAGGTAAGAACATTATCATAGAGTGTAAAGAAGTAGCTCATGATTACAGGCTTAGTAGGCAGAACTTTGATAGGTCTCAAAGGGCTAGACTCAAGAAGCGGCAACTAGCTGGCTCCATCTGTGTCATCTTGGTTTATCATAGCACTACAGACCTTTGGAGGATGTGCGATCTAGACTACTTCGGTGTAGAAGAGACCGGCAGTTGGGATTTTAGAGCAACAGATGCACTGATATTTGAAGAGATGATGAACCTTATTATGGAGAAATAGATGCTAACAGTCATAAATGATACACACATCGGGACCATAAGGTCTTCAGGTACTACACAGGCTAGTCAGTTAGCCTTGACTAGCTATATGCAGACCACCTTCAAGTCCCTACCTGCTGGGTCAGACTTGATGATCTTGGGTGATTTATTCGATAAAGCTCAAGTAGCTTTGTCTGATCTGCTGTTTGCATACACTGCTCTGTCTGAGTGGTTAGAGCGAGGACGCACACTGTATTTGGTTAGCGGAAATCACGACGACGAGAAGACTAGCGGTAAGCTATCTAGTTTCGATATGCTAGGCGAGCTGCTTAAGCAGTACTTTCCGCACACAGTAGCAGTTATCAAGGGTGGTGGAGTACTGACACCCTATGGCTATGTCATCTCTCATATGCCTAACCAGCAGATGTTTGACATAGAGCTACTTAAAGTACCTGAATGCAAAGTACTGTTTCTGCATGTAAACTATGACAACTTCTTTGCTGCACAGAGCGACCAATCCTTGAATATAAGTAAGGAACAAGTTACTGCCTGTAAAGCAAAGAAGATTGTTATAGCCCACGAGCATGTAACTAAACAAGACGGTAAAGTAATTATTCCTGGCAACCAGATTCCAACCTCGGTTTCAGATTGGCAGGGGTGTGATGCTAAGTACCTTACACAGGTAACTGCTGAAGGTGTAGTCACTCTACTGAAGATAGCCGATAGAGCTGACCACTACAGTGAACAACCTTGGGATAGCCCTGAGATTACCGATCACAAGTTTGTCAAGCTAGTAGGTGATGCTACCGCCGAACAAGCCGCTCAAGTGGTCAGTGCTGTGGCAAAATTCCGCGCAGCAAGCTCGGCGTTTGTCGTGTCAAACGGTGTGCGAATCGCTACAGAATCGGGCGCAGCAGGGTTTGGCGAGTCGCTTGAGAGTGTTAGGGCTTTCGACGTTCTCGCGGCCTTGGCAGAGGTTTTAACCAAGGACGAAATGACCGTCCTGAAAGGGTTGGAGTAGCAGGTAAAACCTGATATACTCAGGTTTTACCTAAAGAATTTTCACATGAATACTAATCTTGAAACAATTGCAGTGAGGCCCGAAGATGCCAATATGACGCCTGAAGCATTGCTGGTTAGGATTAAAGCAATGAAGTCTGCGTTCGGTATTACAAAGCAAAGATGCACTAATCCAAGCAATCCTGATTACAGGTATTACGGTGGCAGAGGTATCACTATTTGCGATAGATGGTTAGACCCGGAGAAAGGGTTTGATAACTATTTGCAAGATATGGGACTGCGGCCTGAAGGCATGACTTTAGAGAGAGTGGACAATGAGAAACCTTATAGTCCTGAAAATTGTGTATGGGCTACTAGACTAGAACAGACCAGAAATACCCGAATAGCCAAAACTCTTACCTTCAATGGTAAGACTCAATCATGGATGGAGTGGTCTAAAGAACTTGGGATAGGTTACCACACCATAAAAGCTAGAATAAATGTACTAGGATACACAGCAGAAGAGGCTCTTACTAAAGAGGTAAGATGTGGTGGACTGCTTCCTGGAAAAGCGTACAGCCCTAAAAACTATACGCCTGTTCGCGGAGAAGCTAACCCTGTTAGAAAGTTAAAAGATTCTGACTGTGAGGATATAAGGTTGGCATTCTCTAACGGAATATCTAAATTAGAGTTGTCTGCAAAGTACGGTGTAAGTAGAAGCTTAATAAGCAATATCATATTGAAGAAAAGAGGTTACGAATGATAACTAGATTGCGGTTAGTTAACTTCAAAAAAGTTGAAGATGATACAATGGTATTTGGCAAAGGCTTAACAGCTTTGAGGGGTGCCAATGAGTCATCTAAATCCACAAGATTTCAGGCTATTGTATATGCCTTCTTTGGTGCACGGGCACTGCCCTTAACACTAGCAGAGACTGTTACTTACAACAAACCGGAGGCGTCTCTCAGGGTAGAGATGGACTTTATCTTTGAAGGCTCTACCTACAAAATTGTTCGCAGCAAGTCTGGTGCAGTTATTAGCAATGGCACAGTGACTGCCAATGGACAGGCTGAGGTCACAAAGTTTGTAGAAAAGTTGTTTGGTATCAATGCTGATGCGGCTACTAAGTTGATGATTGCAAGTCAGAATGGCCTGCGGGGTGCACTTGAGTCTGGTGAGGCCGTACCTCTTATTGAGAGGCTAGCTAACATAGACCTGATTGATAGTCTAATTAACAAAATACAAGCTCAATTGCCGTGCGGTAACACGGCTAATGTGGTAGCAGCTATTGACGACTTATCTAAGCTTGAGAAGCCTGTTTTAGATGTGTCAGACTTAGAGCCTGTTCTGGAATTTGCCAACAGTGCTTTAAGTCTAGAAGAGTTAGATCTGGCTGCACTTATAGCCTCTGATGACGTAGATGAAGGTTATCACACCACTGCAATTGCAAGAGTTGTGGTGGCAGAGCAACAGAGAGCCACACTTGAGTCTGCCCTTAAACAGGCTAAGAAAGATTTGCAAATTGTGCCGGTAAAGCCCGCTATATCAGCACACAGCTTACGCGAGAAGCAAAAAATAGCTAACGCAAATATTGAAAAGCTTGGCGCTTATAAGCAGTTCTTGAAGCTGGAGCAGTTTGCCCAGTCTAGAGAGGGTGATTATGACACATTGTGGGCAGTAAACACGAAAGGTATGGAGGCCTGTCGCAAACAGCTATCAGATACCAGAGAGCAGATAGCTACACACAAGGCTATGCTTATCACAGAGACCGCCTGTGGGCTGTGTGGCAAAGACTTGTCTGACGTACCAGAGGTGGTGTTTAAGAACGCTAAGCATACAGAAGCTATAGCTGAATTGCAGGTATCTGAAAGCAGAGATAAGCAAGTACTTGAAGGCTTCAAGGCCGTTCAAGACGAGCTGAACATGCTCAGGAAGATAGATTTATCTGTCCGAAGCCTATACGCTAGACTTGGTAGCTATATGAGGATAGACAGTAGACACCTTCCAGCTAGGGTTACATGGATTGCAGGTGTCATACCTGACGACCTTGACGTTACAGACTACAGTAACCAGATTAAACAGGCTGAGCATCTCAAGTCTAGCTACGACAAGTCTATGGCTGTGCATCTAAACCTTGCAGATAGATGTGCAGATATAGAGCGAGAGCTGGAGACCTGTAGAGTAGACTACTCTATTAAACAGGTTTCTGAAGCCGCTCTGCTGAGTAAACGAGAGCTTGGTAAAAAGATTACCAGTAAACAGGCTCTAGTGTACTCTACTAGAGTAGCTGCACAGGAAGCTAGACATAAGTTAGAGCAGGTAATTTATAGGTATGAGACTATGTTAGACGCTTACACGAAGTCGCTGGCTAGTAAGACGATACTAGAGCAGTCTCTACTGTTCATGCAGAAAAATAACGCGCTAATTAAGAAGCTACGAGAGGCTAGGCCAGTAGTAGCTTCAAGATTGTGGGCCATAGTGCTAGCTTCTGTGTCTACTTACTTCAGTCAGATACGTGGAGAGGTGACTTCTGTAACAAGGACTGCTAACTCTTTCCAAGCCAACGGCAGGGCCGTGGCGGGGCTTTCAGGGTCTACCCTAGATGCTCTAGGGCTGGCTATCCGTATGGCCCTTGGCAAGACGTTTCTGCCCTCGGTAGGGTTCCTGTTGCTGGACGAACCCAGCGCGGGGATGGACGATACAAGGGAAGCGGCTATGCTGGGGCTACTCAGTACAGTCTCTTACGACCAAGTAGTTGTTGTGACTCACAGTCAGCTATGCGATAGCTTCGCTACTACGGTAGTGCAACTATAGCTATTTAACGCTTGGCAGTACAGGCTTGGGTGGTGGGCCAAGCTTCTCTAAGTTCTTGTATGTATCCAACATAGCCCTCAATTCGTCCTGCCACTGAGAGATATCTGCTTTCGCATCTTTCAAGTAACTCGTACCCGAAATCGGCAAGTCTGTCTCTGGGGGTTTGGGCAGTTCCGTCAAGCTGATAGATGATTCGGGCCTCTGTGACAGATGTTCGCAGCCCATCAGAGATAGACTTGAGACTATCAATATCATCACGTAACTGCTTCTCACGTTTTTTAGCTGCATTTTTGGCCTCATCTAGTTTCTTCAGGTTAATAATCCGGGCACTAGCAGCCGCAAACTGGCTGTCTTTAATATTACTTTCAAGCTGGCTAATTTTGTCAGTCAGTTTCATTAACTCTTGACCATCTTGGTGCCCGTCCCATGCAGCTTTAGCTAACAGGGCGGTCAGGAGGACAACTGCAGCTAGGAGGGCTGTTCGTGGTATTAGGTTTAGAAAGACCATTTTGGTTCTCCGCTTGTTTACCGATTGCTGACTGGGCTAGGCGGTAGCCGGCCCAAATACCCATGTAACCTACAAAGTAGCTCTCAGTAAGTTTACCTTGCTGCACAAGTGCTACAAAACCCCAGGTACTGACTATCAGTGCTGCAGCCTGTCCAAACTTAGCAAGACTCACTTTACCATTATCGCCAGTCAGTAAATCTGACAAGTCAAAGTTAGGGTGGTTATGCTGCCAACGGTACAGCATATAACACGCAGCTATTGCTATTACGCCGAGTAAAACTGCTGAACCATACGTCTCTACCATCGCTACAGCCCTACTGTGTATGTAGGTACACCGCTAGCCCCAAACCCTGCTGTCTTAACCTCCATCTTCATAGCAGGGGAGAAATCAATATGAACCCATGTACCTTCTTGTATAAGCTGATTAAATCTAAGGTCTGTAGCTACTAGTGCTTGGCAGATTTGCAATGGTGTACCAAATTGTGGGCATCTGAAGTCTATGGCGTACCCTTTTGGGTGTGATTTGCGAGAAAAGTATAAGGCCCAGGATTCGTCATCTGCTTTGTAACCTCTATTGACACACCAGCCCTCGTAGTCTTTTTTAGCTACGAGTCTCTCTAATGGCTCAATACGTAGCCATGAGTTAATCAAGATAGGTAAGCCCAGTAAGCTACGCACTTTCTCCATACTTTCTGCAGCTTTTCTCATGGCAGCTAGTTGACCTGAGTCGGGTTCATTCCTGACGCCACAGCGAACGGCTGTATCGGAGAAAGTGGCTTCTTCATAAGTAAAGTGGTCACTCAACTTCATCGTCTTTCTCCTTATCGGCAATACTGTCTAAGTAGACGCATACGCCAGTAATAGTTACAATAACTAGCAGCAGTATAAGAGCTGTAGTACCTTCTGTCATGGGTCAGTATTTCTACGGTTCTGCTCGTTACGTGACCTGTCCTCACTCGCAGTTATTAGCTCATCAAGCTCTTCTTGCATGTAGTCAGGTACCTCGATACCTTGCTCTTTTACAAGCCCTGTAAACTGGCGAAGCAGCATCTCCATCCTAGTGATAGTGCGTTGTTGTTTGTGAATAGTCTTGTCCATCACGTTTACTACAGCCTTTAAGTCTACAAAGTCGCTGTGGTTTTGGCTAATCTGCTCCTGTAGCATCTTAAACTGTGCGCCTGTTGCTACAGATGAGCTTTGACCTTCCTGTTCTTTACGTATAAAAGACAGTATTTTAAATATAAGCATTACAAGTGCTCCACCGCCCATGGTCCCGGCTACAGCTTGCTGCCATATGTCATTAGGTTCAATCAACACACTTTCCTCCAGCCATTGTATGAGCACCAATCCAGACCTCGCAAATCAGTAGACTTGTCATCATATACTCAGCAGGGCTCTGTCCATCAGCTATAAAGCTAAAGTAAACATAAGACCACAAGAATAAACCTAAAGTTATAATAGCCGCAGCAAGGCTTTTAGGTATTCTCTCTGGCCAGCTTATAGCAATATAGAGCTTGCCAACGGCATAGGTAAAAAAAGCGGTTGCCCATAGCCATGCTGGGGCTAGATAGAACATACGCACGTAAGCTGCGTTGTCTTCTCCCATGTCGCTAACAAGTAAGCCTAATCCAAAAAGCATTGCGCCTATGGCTAAAGCTATACGTAATGCTGATACGTCTGAGTCTAAAAGAGCCAGTAGTGTAGCTCGTTTAGTGCTGCTACGATCTTTTTTCGAGTGCTGAATTAGCATCTAAAGTTTTGGTAGTTAGTTAAAATGGCGGCGCTGGCTCTGCGCTTACATGCTCCACTACAGATCCAGTCAAACTGACACGTTCGTAACGCACGCCATTGACAAAAACCACAGGTAAAGAAAGCCGCGCAGCCGATTCGAAGTATATCACCTCTCTCCCATAAACGCGGGGGTCGTTCACTTTTACAGTGCCAAAACTGCTAAATCTAAGTTTTATATTTATGAAGTGTTCGCTAGGTGTAGGCCAACCTTTATAGACCCTACCTTTAGGTATCTTCAAAGTTGTACCATCAAACTCTGGCGCTGACTCTGGTATGTAGTCAGGGTGAGGTATAAGCGGCCAAGGTGACTTTGTAATAGCCCAGACTTTGGTAACTATACCATTACTAAAACTAACCCAAGGTTCCCAATAGTTAGTGTTACCTGACCCTTGAATATGCACACCTTTATCAATATCATAACCTATAGCAGCTTCTGCATGTTCCGCAAACTGTCCCGGTATGCTGTTAATCATCAAGCGTGAACCTTGGGCTAACGCACGCATAATCTCTGTCTTACCTGCTATGGCTTCTATCTGTACATCAAACTTGCGTGATTGTGCATCTAACAAAGCTGCAAGACTAGGGGGTGTATCAATGTCGATTATGTTGTAAGGTGCTTCGGGGTTAACGACATAAGGGCACAAAGAGTCCAAGCAAGTACCTATAGTGTTAATAGTCTCTACGGCACTTTCTATACTTAGTTTAGTTTTATCTGTGTAGTACCACAGAAATCTAACAGATAACTGTATAGACTCTCCTGCTGCTGCTGCTAGAGATTCAAGTGCACTAGTTAAAGCAAAGCGAGTACAGCTAAGTAAAAACCCTTGGTTCTCTGGTCGAGGAACGTGAAGGTAGTTAGTACGTGGTGGTATGTATTCTTGGATCATGGCTTAATTAGTGTAACTCTAGAGTCGTGCTGTAACATGGCTTCTCGTACCAAGGCGGTAGGTGTGTAGTTGTCCCCTAAACCTATACCAGCAAGCCTTAACACTCTTGCTGCGTACTCTGCACACTGCCAAAAACTGTCATCTTTAGGTGTGTTGAAAACAGCCTGTATAGCCTGTAACTGAGAGTATGGTTCCCCCACTTTAGACAGGGCGTATTCAAGTGGGGCATCCTCCCAGTTGACTGGCAGCGGCACATGGTAGAACTCTCCTAGTTTAGACAGAGGATATATACGCACTAGAGGTGTTACTGATTCTAGTACAAATACCCTATCGCCAATGCACCAAGCTATGCCTACATGACTGTACTCAGATTGAGTAAAAGCACGCACCATAGCGATCTTAAAGTCGTACCAAGACTTATACCAAGGTGCTCTGTGTGACCAAGCAAGTAGGTCACCGGACTTGATTAAAGGTCGAACTTGTTTGTAGTTCATATTAGGCCCACGCTATAGCGTTAACTTCGTCAATTGTAGCAGCAGCAGCTAGTGCAGCTTTCAAAGTCTGAGACTGACCAAAGTTGATAGTACCTTGCAGTGTCATAGAGCCATACAAGGCTTTGAACGCCTCAATGTCTGGTAAAGCCAAATATGAGTTGTCCACAGCTTTCCATGCGTTAGGAAATCCTACTGGAAACGCCCCATTCAAGGCTACACTGCCTGCTACTGCATCAATATCACTACGACTCAGAGCATCACAAGCTATCACTTTACCGGCGTGATTAAAAGTAGTTTGATTAGCTTGTGCCCTCCACCTGTTAATCTCAAGGTTCTTAGCTAGCTTAGCTGTAGCCAAATTAAAAGCTATTGATGGGTCTGTGTCCAACATATACCTTAGACTTTGATCTGTGTACGCATCATTACCTACAACCCAAGCCTGTAAGCTCCCGTCATAGGTGATGCTGTCTGCTTCAATGATGACGCTACCATCTACATTTAAGAGTTTCATGACGCAAGCCCTCTAGAGAATAGAGTTTTGCTAGAAATAGTCCCAGCGATACCCCCAAGGCTTCTATGGTCAAAACTAAGACCAACACCAAAGGTTTCTCGGGTACTAAATGAACCTGCTCGGTAATCAGACTTGATGTACCTAACCCGTACATAGTCACCTACGGAAGCGTTATTGAGAGCAACACCTGAGACATACCTAGCACTTGGTGTGTGTATAATGATATTAGTAACTGAACCTAAAGTGTAGGTCGATACAATACTCCCATTGGTAAGCGTTGAGATAGCCACAGCAACGTTGGTAGTGCCGCTGCCACCCACAGCTACAGAACCCACCAGATTACCAGACAATGTGTATTGGTGCAGCTTGCCACCTGACAGACATAAGACATTACCATTCCTTGCGACCCCCAAAGCTATAGCTACAGTACCTATAACTTCAGGTGTAATTACCGCCCCTACCCGTACCCCAGAAGGTGCAAAGATTGCAAATCTAGCATTAGTAACAAACCAGCTTATTGCGAAGTTGCTGCTAGGTAAGGAGACTACAGCGATAGGGTACGGACTAGTGATAGTGGCTGTGTCTGCATTACTGGATATAAGCTGTTGATTACTTGTGTTGTAGATTGCAAAAAATGCGTTGGTAGCATTTTGATAAGCTATTACAAAGTTACCGTTAGTTAAAGTAGCTGCGGCTATAGGGTTCGTAATAGAGGACGCAACTGTAGTAGTAGACCCAACAATTGTACCAGTACTATCGTACTGATTAAATTTTAAGACATTTGATGAGATCAAATAAGCGATAACAAAACCACCACCATTAAGAGCTGTTATGGCTAGGGAGTTAACTGAGCTAGCTTCTACTGTAGTTATTGAGCCTACACGGACACCTTCGGGTGTATACTGTACAAACTTGGGATAATTTCCAACTTGGGAGACACCCATAAATGCTAGCACAAAATTTCCATTAGCCAAAGTGCACAGTGAAACCTGAGTATTTGTGTTAGTTTTATCAATAGAAATTGGCCCTACTTTAAGTTGCCCTGTAGGATGCCTTATGGACAGTCTGACGGATTCGTTATTTGTACCGTAAGCTACTACAAAACAATCATTGGCTAAAAGTGTACTTGCTACTCTGCCATTAGTAGTAGATGCTGGTTCCATACTCTGAATCGAGTACTGGGTGGAATGTAGCGTAGTGTCAAGTTGCGGGATAAGTGCTGGAAGTACTGCAGAAACTTTATTAAATTTAGTAAAGTAGTGACCTGCAGCGTTACAGTAAGCAATAGCAAAACTGCTATCACTGAAGCCTGCTACACTTAGCCCAGAACCTGCTGCGGAAGTACCAACAAGGTTATCCTTAAGCCCTACAAAAGCTCCTAGGGGGGTAAGTTGGGTGTAGTACACAGGCTGAGTACCTGTAATAACTTGGTAGACTACTACAAAATTACCGTTGGCTAGAGTTCTAACAGCCAACCATCCGTTATTGCCGTTAGCGAGTACTACATCACCGTAAATGAGAGTATTGCTGGTGTTGTATATCCTGTAGCGCACTTGGTTGGATTCCATTTGGTAAACCAAGGCGAAAGAGCCGTTTTCTAAACCTGTGACACCCACATATGAATAAGTCGTTAAATTAGTCTGTAATGTAATAACCGAACCAATTATAGTATTACTTGAGTTATACTGGTAAGCCTCGACTGACCCACTAGAACCTCCCCCCCTAATTACTACAAAATTACCATTAGTAAGCCCAGCTACAGCCACAGATGAAGATGAAGCACCACCAGGCCAACTTGGTGACGTAACACTCCCGACTAGAGCGTTGGCTGTAGTGTACTGAGCAAAACTAGCACCACCACCAGATATACCCCAAATTACAACAAAGTTACCACTAGTCAGTGGAGCTACTGCTACTCTAGCCAACTGTCCAGGGTTCTGGATATTGGTAATTGAGCCTACCAATGTGCCTGTAGAAGAGTACTGTGCAAATTTAACGCCTGCAACATTATACCCATAAGCTATAACAAAACTACCCCCTGTCAAGGCTGCAACATCCACAGTCTGAACTGAAGAAAGCGTCTCTACAGTAGTTATACTACCTTGAAGTACACCTGAAGAGTTGTAACGGCTGAATTTTACAGCAGTAGCTGTACTTGTTACAACTACGGTATCCCCACTGACTAGTGTGCATATTGCAATAGCGTTCTCACTTGAGGGGGTAACCAACTCTACGGGGTAAATTGGGCTAGTAGAGTTATTGTCTATAGTAGATGTGACAGGTTGTGGCACTTGCAGCGAAACTGCCCCATCTAAAGTATTAAAGACTATATCACCGGACTGTATAGTCGAGGCGGCTACCAAAGCCACCGTACCTTCGGTGTCCATATCGAAATCATAAGACTTCTTGGGAAAGGAGTAAGTACCGTAGTTCATTAGAAATCACCTCCAATAGCTATTACATTGTAACTTTGAGCAATACTGGTAGAAGCTCTTAGACTCCAACCTGTAGGAATAACAATATTAAGAGTTATACCATTTTCAGCAGATTTTGTAGTAGTACTTGAAGTAGCTGCCATCATCTCTATTTCAGTTAATAGAAAAAACGTAGTGCCATTATGCAGAAACAATCGAACCATACCATTAACAGTAGTAGTAAGTGCTTTTACTGTCACACTATCTAAGCGAGAACCACTAGCCCCCGCAGTAAAGACTACTGGTACAGTGCCTGTACCATCAAGTGCTGTGTTAGCCGCTGATATAACCGCTGCCCCTACTTTTGGGGTGCCTGCGAAATTTGCATTTATTGCCATGCTATATAACTCCTAGTGAGAAAAGTGGAAGTGGAGGTAATGTAAGATCACCTGTTTGTGTGTTTATACTAGATACGCCAGCTACTGACCCTACACCAGTAACCCAGATAGTGCCATTATACACCCTGAGCAGGCTGTCAGTAGTGCGTAAGTACCAGTCCCCAACAACTAAGGCTCCACCAGTCTTATTCACGATAGGGTCAAATGATGAAACTCCTTGGTATCGGATATTAAGTGCAGTAGCCTCCGCACTGCTAGCAGCCGCATCGTTAGCATACTTTCTAGCACCAAACCCTTGACCAGTAACAACCTCTGAAGCTAACTTAGTCGCCCAATCTTTAGCTGAGCCTGTAGTAACTGAAGTGCCTACCGCGTGCTCCTTAGCAGAGAACTCCCCGCTAGCAACTGCTGTATTAGCTTTAGTAGCCCAGTTCTTTGAGCTACCCAGCGGTGCTGTTACACCAGTAGCGTACTCTTTTGATGAGTAATCCCCACTAGATGCAACAGTAGCTGCAAGTTGTGTAGCCCAGTTCTTTGAGCTACCCAGCGGTGCTGTTACACCAGTAGCGTACTCTTTTGACGAATAATCTGTACTAGCCACTAATGTAGCTAATGTTGCCCATTGACCAGCTAGAGTAGCACTATTGGAAGAATTAGTGGCACTAGTTGCTGCTGCACCCTGGGATGCAGTAGCGGTATTCCCTATGGTGGTCAACTCTCCACCTAGAGTATTCATTGCTACTGTGTAAGCAGGTAAAGCAGCAGCCCATGTATTAGCTACTGTATTATACGTTGCTGGATCAGACCTATCACTAGGTGCTGGTGGTAGCGTTGGAATTGTTGTTGGCATTTATGTTAGTCCTTCTATCTCTAAAGAGTATGTGCTGGCATCTGGATACGCTACATTCAGTTGAAACTCTTTAGGGTAGCCGTAAACGGTTAATGGGCTCAAATCATAATCATCGCTTGCGGCCCACACGCAAGGTGTTGCACGCAAAGCAGATAGTGTACTGTGTACTCGCCTGATCTGTGACTTCGGAACAGTCAAAGTGTAGTTTGCTTTGTCAGAAAACCCGCGCTCTACAAGAGTTATTTCACCGAAACCATCTGTCTCTTTAATAGAGTAGTCAGTGATACCTGCGGTTGCTCCGTAATCGACCGTACCTAGCTCTACAGCAGTGCCTAGAAGTATGCCTGCTACACCTACTATAGAGGCTCCAGAGTTACCTGTGCAAGTTACCACTATCTCTGCGGAATAGTATGGAGCTACTCGGTCTATAGCTAGTGCAGAGCCTGTCATGTTACCGAATAACAAGTCTGTAAATACTTCGTAAGGTTCAAATAGCCACTGGTACCAGTTAGAAACATAGGTATTATCCATTGTTCTAATGCTGTTGTAGATAAGATCACCTGTACCAGTGTCTCCACCAGTAGTGGTCCTACCAGAGCCCTTGTATACCTGCACCTGTACCTGGCTAGTCCCCGATATTCCTAGTACAGCCACACTATTGACAATTGCATTAGGTTTTACAGTGACTATCAGAGAACCTGTAGCTTTAGTAGCGGTGCTAGTTCTAGTGTCTAAACAGGCCCAGTGGTTAGTTGGCCCTAGTTTTAACCACCAGTTACCTGACAACGGAGAGTCAGGAGTCTTACCTATGTTAGCTGCTTGTAGGCTCTCGTACCTGTAGTTCTGATACTTTACTACGGCGGCAAGTGCATAGGTAGTGCCTGCGGCATACACAGGGTCGGTGCTATCCACTGCCGAGTTAGTCAGTAGGGTTGGGCTTGTCGCTGGTTTTAGGACGTTAAGAGCCATGATTTCGCATTATGCCACAACGGTAGTAGGTACGCCAATTGTATTCCACCTATCGCAGTAATTGGCAACTTTTTTGACAGCGGGAATGATCTGGTTGTTTTCCAAGGTCGAGTTTTGCCGTGCCAACCTCACCTCTTCTCTTAAAGCTTTTAGTTCTGCTAGTATCTCTGCATTATTGCTGTCATTGTTATTGCCTAGCATAATTCTAGTCTGCTCTGCTGTGTATATGCGACTCGGACCTGTGGACTCCAGCTCTGGGCCGTTTTCACCAACTAAGCGCAAGCCTCCAGAGTGGTAACCACCCTTGGCAAATTTAGGTGCTGCATCTAGAATCTGCTGTAGACCTGATCCAGTAAAGCCTAGGTCAGCAGCTACTGACATAGCAGCCTCTGTACCATTCGCCTTCTCATACTGCCTAAAAATTTTAGCTGTGTCAACTAGACTGCCTGAATAGTTACCGCCAGAGTTTACTGCAGTGACCACTCCACCGCTTATACTTGCAGTAGCCCCGTCTGTTCCAGTGCCGTTGTAGCCAAGCACGTTAGTTAGAGCTTTACTAGCATCTATTAGTGTAGTGCTTATTGGCGTAACGCCTATTGCTGGAGTAACTACAGGGGCTGGGTTAGTAATCACGGTATCTACTGCACTTACTTTAGTCAAACCGGTTACAGGCTCAGTTACTAGGCCACCGCCCCCTGTGACAGGGATAGCAGGGCCTGTGTAAGGTATTTGTGGCCCCTGTGTAGGCCCTACAGCACTAGCTGCTGCCCTAGCCGCTGCCGCTGCGGCTGCAATTCTAATTGCGTCTGCGTTATCTTGGGCTGCTTTCTCTATAAGAGCTTTAGCTGCAGAAGTCGCATTTCTAGCCACATCGCCAGCATCTATCAAGGCTGTAGCCAGGGATTTGAAGTATCCAGGTATATCAAGGCCCTTTAGTAAGTCAGTTAGTTCGTCGTACATGCTTCCTAACTTACCACCAGACATAGCAAGTTTGTCCGTAGCCGCTTTTTCAATCAGCTTAGATGCAAGATTTGGCTCAATGCCTAGTTCTTTAAGGTCTTTATACGCACCAGTGACCTTAGTGTACATCTCGTTAAGAGCTTTCTCCTCTTCTGGAGTCAGTTCTTTAATAAGCTCTAGATACCTCTCACCGATAGTCTTTTGCAATGGCTCAAGCCTAGCCATTATAGCTATAGCCTCTACTCTAGCATCCGCTTCATCTACTAAAGCATCTGCTAGCTTATCTGCCGCATCAGTTATAGGATCTTTAACCTCCTGCATAATCTCAGGCAAAGTCTTGAGATACGCATTACCAACAAATATAGCTTCTTCCATAGTGATTCGGACTTTAGCCTCGTCTCTACGGTAGTCTACAACAGTTTTGCTATACCCCTTAGACAAGTCTAAAAAACTCTTAGCTGCAGCGGGGAGCTGGGTAAGCGCAGCCATGTCACCATCTCTAGCCTTGGTACTCAGATCCTCAAATTTCTGCCTCGCTCCTGCCAGTCTCTCTGTAGGAGCCTGCGCGTTATCTAGTGTGCCTAAAAAATCTTTAAAGTTTTTGACTGTAGAGTGTATAGCGTTAGCAAGATTTTGCTGTGCAACAATAACCTTCTCTTGAGCAGTTACATACCTATCAGTAGCCTCATCACGCAATGCCTGTACACCTGTTCTAGCGTCTTTAAGGCTAGTCTCTGCTGCTTTACCTAAGTCTCCTACAGACGTAGTTAGTGAGTCAACAGCTACTACTGCGTAGTTAGACTGATAGCTAAGCTGCTGTATAGGTGGTATTAGTCCTGCAACTAAGTTGGCTACATTGGCAAGCCCGTCTTTAAACGCTTGCGAAGCAAAGATTGCGCCCAGCACCTCCAACTTTGCCTTAGAGTCTCTAACGATTTTCTCAACTGCACCATCTGCCAAGGCTGCACCTGCAACCATAGGCACTACGATACTCCTGAATATCGCACTAGCTATGTCACCTACTACTGAGTTAATCAAGGTTTGACGAATACTTGTCTCAAGTGCTACAGCAAAAGACTGTGCTGCACTCATACCTGCTTGAGGGTTAAAAGCTGCATCCAGCATCATCTTGCCAAGTCCAGCAGCATCGAAGCCTACAAGTGCTTCAGTAGCCTCTGCTGTCATAGTCTTTGCGTCTTTAACTAACTGCTGAAAAGTTTTTCTGACTTCTTGTGCGGCAGGTGTTAACTCAGCAAAAGCTCCTTGTACCGACAGCATAGCAGATGCTGCCATCTGAGCCTCTGGCCCACTCAGGTCTTTAAGGCTCTCAAACAGGTCCCTAAAATCATCCCTAGACGCAGCACCTACCTGAGCCTCTGTTACTGCGACACCAGCAGCATTCAAGGTCCTAGTAATGTTTGTAATGCTCTGAGCACGTTTTTCTTCAGCAGTGTAATAGTTGTCGTAATAGCCTGTCAAGTTAGTAGAGAGTGCCTCAAGCCCACCTGAGAACTTGATGAGGCCAGCAGCAGCATCGAAGCTCAGATCAGTAAGGTTACTAAATGGCAGTGTTTTTAATGCGCCTTGCAAACCTTGCGTATCAGTGATGACTTTGTTGACGACCTCATAAAATGCGTCTACATCTTCTGCTTTCATTGTAGCAAGGTCATAGCCCTTCATCATGTCAGCTACAGTAACAGGCACATCTGCTACAGCCTGCAATGCTTGCAGGGTAGCGCGTTTCAGGTCTATGCCAAAAGCTTTCAGCACATCTTCTGGTGCCATTTTACCTAGGTTGTCTGACAGTCTAGTAGGTGAGCCGAATGTCTGACCAGTAGACAACGTACCACCAGCAAAAGAGTAGCTCTCTGCCTTCTCCATGTTGCTATTGGCGCCACCTGACAAGGAGGTAACGCTAGCCTTGCTACCAAGTCCTGCTAGCATACTGTTGATGTTAATAGTCGTTCCAAGGATTGACTTTTCCATCACCTGATTGGCAAAGTTGCCACCAGTACCGTTAGAACGTGTCTGTTTAAGACCTGACTGGTCGGCAGTGAAATCGCCACCATAGGTAGTCTCAAACTTCTTGTTGCCTATGCCCAAGAGCGCCGCCGCGCCGAGCGCAACCCATCCGTAGACCGGCACCGCTGCCAAGGCCGCTGTAAGCCCTGACGCGGCTCCAGCCATGACGCTGGTACCTGCGGTAAGTGCGGAAATACCTCCTGTTATAGTTCCGCCAAGCGCAATACTGGCCGCGCCCGAAGCGAAGCCACCTACACCACCTTGTTGGTAGGCTGTAAGCATAGCCATGTAAGGTAGGTTAGAGGCTACTGAGCCTGCTGTAGTAGGTGAAAAGGTCTGAGCCATTGGCCCACCACCGTTAAATGCTACTGAGTTTGCAGTGCTGAGGCCTAGTGTCTCACCCATACTGGATGTGACAAACTTGCCTACACTTGCATTGATACTACCTGTACCTACAAGGTTTTGCCCTAAGTTTGCCAGCTTAGTCAAGGTGCTACCGTCAGCTATACCGGCGATCACACCTCCTACGCTAGTGTTTCCACCTTTACCGCCCATGATTTCACTGATAGTGGCTTTAATCCATAATTGGATAGGCTTACGTAAGAACTCGTCCTCTATGACTTTACGCATAGAGGCTACACCTGCTTCAGTACCCTGCTCCAAGCCTACCATCACAGCGTCAGCTAGAGATGATGAGAAAACATCACGCTGAGTAGTTAGAGCTTTAGCTAGGGCATTGTCACCAGCCTCGCCTCTCAATTTGGCAACTAAAGCTATTAACTCATCTAGCTGCTCTCTAGCTCTAGTAAGCTCAGTCTTGTCTATTAGCTCCCAAGAGTCAGAAGCGTCTCTAACTTTATTGTAAGCCGCTTCCTGAAGCTCTAGGCTCTCTGTAAATTTAGCGATCTGTCCCGAATACTTTTCAGTTATAGCAGTCTCTGCTTCCAGCTTAGCAAGAAACTCTGGACCTTGCCGCAGAGCTTCGGCTCTGTTAGCCTCTAGAGCTTTCTCTGCTTTGCTCTGGACGTTGATAGTCTCTACCAATACACGTATCTCTTTTCGCATATTGATCGAATCTTGCACTGATTTATTGTAAGCCTCTTGGTCTTTTTTAGCTGCCTCTAGAGAGACAGACACAGCAAGTAGCATCTTAGCCTTATCAGCTAAAACCTTTGCCTCTTCCTTTGTAAGCTTGCTTGATGCTACGCTCAACTGAGCTTTCAAGCTTTCTGCTGCTGACAGTTGGGTATTGACCTCTAAGGTACTCTGCAACTTCTCGTTAAGCAAAACTGTAGCATCTATAATTTTTTGAATACCATTAACTTCCTCAGCGTCGTCTCTCTTGGCTTTAGCAGCTTCTATCTCTTTTATGACCTTGTTAGCGTTCTGCCATGTGATAGCACCCATAGCAACGGCTTTGTCTAACAGTTGAATAACTGTTATCTCAAACATCTCAGCAGTGGTAACTTTTTGGAGTGACTGCTCCATATCAGAAGTACCTTTGTTGAACTTCTCTATAGCATCAGTAACTTTCAGAAGTGCGTCTTCCTTAGCCTTCAAAGTCCTAGCTTCTATTTGGGCTTTAGTCTGCTCTGCGGGACTGCTACTCCCATAAGTCTCACCACCTACAACTCTAGGTGTACCCGCAGTCTTCTTGTCTAACTCTGCAAGTTTAGTCTGTAACTCTACAGAGAGCCTAATTCTCTCTGCCATTCCAGTTTTCTGGGCTACAGCTTCACCCTTGATACGGGCCAGAGAGTTACTGTAACGCTCATCAGCTATAGCTTCAGCCTCTTCAAGGCTCTTGCCCCCTCCTAGCAGACCAGTCAAGCCCCAGATCTGATTCAGACGGATAGCTTCTAGGATCATTTCCTTTTCTTTAACCCACATGTCAATACGGGCATTGGCAGCATCTACTCGCGTCTTCTCTTCCATTTGAGCTTCAGTAACCAATGATTTTTTCAACATGGCAACACTATCTAAGAGTTTTTTCTCCAGACCAAGCTCTCCCTCTTTCCTGGCCTTAAAAGCCTGAAAAGTTTTATCGTTAATAATCTCAGTAAGCTTAGCATTATTTTGTCTGTCATAGAGAGTCCGTAGATTACCTCTATTGCTGGCGTCCAACTGCTCAGCTTGTATACTCATTTGAGTCTCTAAAGCCTTTACCTCTGCATCTGCAACCTTACGTCTAGCATTAGCTGCATCTCTTTGAGCGTTCAGGGCTTTCTCTGCCGCTGTGTCAGACAGTAGCCAGTAGCCTGTCAAGGCTACTACTGCGACCCCCAGCGCCACAACTCCTGCTGTGATAGCTAGAACTGCTGCTCCACTAATTGCGAATGTAGAACCTGCAAGGGCGGCTGACAGTGTTAGTGCATTAGCTGCACCTGTAGCCACGGCCATAGCTGCAGCGAAGGCTTTAGTAGCCATGGCTGCTGCAGCAAAGGTGGCAGTACCTACTATTAACGCAATATCTGCACTTACTAGAGCTAGCTTCCACCCCACATAGGCTGCGGCAGCAGTCAGAACAGCTTTTGAATTCTCTATCAGAAACTTAGATACTGCAACTGTAGCATCTACCACATTGAGCATCAGTGAAGCTACTGTGGTCAGACCGTTTCTAAAATCATCTGACTTAAACAGGTTTCTAATCTCTTGACCCAGATTGAACAGCGGTGCCTCTAGCGCCTTAAATGTCTTCAAGAATGCCTCTTGCAGCGAGGCAGCGATACCACTTAGCTGCTCGGCAGGCTTAAACTGCTTCTCCAAGTTAGCGAAGAAGGCCATACCAGCTTCGCTAACTTTAGCTTTAGCAGCCTTTTCATCTAGTTCGGCATAAGCTTTTCCTACTGCTTCAATAGCATAAGCTTTAGCTTCTGCTTCTTTACCTGACTGGCGCAGATAGTCAATCTCTCTCTGCAATGTCGGCATCATCTTATTCATCTGAATAAGTGCAGCGGCTTGGTAAGCAGCGGTAGACTTAGCTCCGCGCTCAGTAGTCATATCTTGTAGGATACGTTGCTGTGAAGCACCAGTATAGGCTATCAACCCTGCAGTCAATTCGCGCATGACCAACGACAAGGGCCTAGTAGCCCCTGTAGTGTCAGTTACCTGTACACCCATTTTCTTTATAGCTTCTGCTGCTCTGCCTGTACCCTTGTTAAACTCTGTAATCATGTTACGGTAAGATGTACCAGCAGCAGAACCTGTAATACCGATCTGTGCCAACATACCCAATGAACGAGCGGTGTCATCAAGTGTCAGACCATACTGTTGAGCTACCACAGAAGAAGTCTTGAAAGCTTCTGACATGTTGGTAACAGATGACATAGTATCTGCTGCAGTTTTAGCGATAACATCTGCAACAGTTGTAAACTTGTCAGAGCTATAGCCATAAGCTGTACCGACAGCTACCAAAGTACCTGCTGCCGCCTCTAGTCGGACCCCACCAGCGGCTGCAAAGTTCAAGGTTGGCACCAGCGCTGTCATAGCTTCGTTAGCATTCAAGCCTGCCAAAGACAGTATAGATAAGCCCTCTGCCATTTCTGTAGGCTTGTATTGTGTGGTATCTGCAAGTTTGCTTATAGATTCACGCAGTGAGTCCATCTGCTTGGTGCTGGCTCCCGCCAGTTCCTGAATCTCAAACATAGACTTCTCAAACTGCACACCCACCTTGATGGTGTTTATGAAAGCAAAGCCAGCCGCAAACGATGCAAGAAACGGCAACATACTAGATATGCCAATAGACAGCATACCGAAACCCTGTGTCAAGCCTCTCAAGCCTGCATTAGCAGGCTTAAAGTCCATTCCGTTGATACTGTTGTTAGCTGCAACCACAGCTTTTGAACCTGCTTTAGCTATAGCGGCTCTTTCAGTATGGTACCGAATCTCATCTCTGAGCATATCATCATGCAAGGCATTAGCGTACTTAGCTGCAGCTTTCTCTGCAGCAGTTACCTCCGCCAAGTAGGACTTGAGAATGGCCTCGTTTAGCTCATACGCAGCTTTATCTTCTGCTATGATATCTGCTAAGTGGGCCTTACGCCTAGCTACTGCTGTTGCATTAGCTAACTTTTCTGCAGCAGTGACTTCAGCTACGTAAGATTTGTACAGAGCTTCGCCTAGCTCATACGCAGCCTTGTCTTCTGATATAATGTCAGCTAAGACAGCTTTACGTCTAGCAACTGCCGCTGCATTTGCTGTCTTTTCTGCAGCAGTGACTTCAGCTACGTAAGATTTGTACAGAGCTTCGCCTAGCTCATAGGCTACCCTGTCCTCTGCTATAATCTCTGATAAGTGGGCTTTGCGCTTAACTACAAGTAAAGCGTTGTGCCTAGCTATTGCCTCTACATCCGACTTATCAAAGGCGTCATTAAGTGCTGCCAATCTAATTCGACTAGCTTCAACCTCGGCTTCAGCTTCTTTGAGTTGGGCTTTAAGTTCGCTACTCTTACGTTTACCAGAAACAGCCTTGTCATAGGCTGCTCTCAGCTTAACCGAAGCGGCCTCTACATTTGCAAGATGGGAGGCTAGGCTAGTTATTTCTTGAGCGCGCTCTAACCGACCTTGCAGATAGGCTAGCTCAGTACCTTGCAGTTGTGCCTTTTGTATAGCACCCAAGTTTGCACCAAACTTCTTCCAGACATTCAGTTCTTGGTTGCTAAGCGTAGATGCAGTTGCAAGTCTAGAATCATATAGCCTTTGAATCTCTGTGTTCTCGCCACTTGCTACGTTCAATCTGGCCCTTGTATCGGCCTTCATCTTGACTAAGGCATCTAGTCTGACTTGCTCTAAGCCGTTCTCTCCCTTAGCAGCCTTAATCGTCAGTTCGTCATACATGCTACCCATACTCTTGGTAGCAGCATTGTTTAGTGTATCAAGGCTAGATGTAAAAGTCTTAAACGTCCTGAACAGTTCGTTTATACTGCTCTCTATCTTTTTGACACCCGTGACAACACCGGAAGGGTCTATATTTAGGTTTGCTGTGTCGGTCATGGGCTTATCCAATAAAATGCTTACAGCATTTTACCCGAGCGCAGACGAAAAAAGACCACTATCAAGTGGTCTTTTGCGATGCAGCTTGCTTTTCAGCTACTTTTGATAGCCAAATAGTGTCAAGAAGTTTCAAGTCTTCCCATACCTCTGTTGTGTCGCTGTCTTCAAAGGCATATGCCTTAGCGTACAGGTAAAACTCAGAGAACGGTATATTAGCTGGGCCACCTGCTGTATATCTCCGACTGCCTCCAAGTGCGTCGAAAGTATCTTTAGCAAAATGCCATCGCTGATTTAGTTCGGGCCTATCTAGCAGGGCTTTAGGTGTGATGCCACTCTCTTCCTGCATCTTAAGTAAAGTGGGGACTTCACTTCCCCACTTTACTACCCAACTAAGATAGGCGTCTAGTTTTTTTCGTCTTCTTCGTCTTGAACAGCCTTAAAGGTGTTCATGTCAGAAGCTACAGCTTCTACCTTAGCACGAAAATCTTTAAGCATCAAGAGGGTCTTGGCTGCATCTTCGCTGTAGGCAGTAGGCTTACCTTGGAACATGATAGTTCCTTGCCAGCCCAACAAAATAGTCTTGGCATAGACTTCAGCCAAGATAGCGTCAGACTTTTCGTTAGCCTCCTCACCTTTAGATTCAAGGACTGCACGATTACGCTTAAATAGCGAGCTAAGAATGCGGTTATACTCACTATTACCTGCACGGGCTACCAAGAACTTGGTATCACCGCAGTCAGGAATTGTGGTAAACGTACCCTTTTTTTCTTTCGACTTGTCTGTTGCAAAAGTCGTAAAGAAGTCGATAGCGTTATTTGGAGTGGCTGCTTCTGTCATAGGATATTTCCTTTAGGTTGGTGGAGGCCCAATTCTACTGCAAAATTTGCAGGCTTACCATGATTTTCAGAGTAGCCTTCCGCTAATTCTGCCTCCTTACGCCAACGTATGGCTTCTGCTAAGTCAGGGGTTCTTCCTAAGTGGTGTCTTACACCATCTTTATCGGCCAGATAAGCCATATACGTCTTTCTAGACTTGTCCCAATGCACACCACACACCTGTCTTATTCCTAGAAGACAGTGGCATGTTCCTTCTCTGGATAGCGGCTGTGACCTCTCTCAAATTTTCAATAGTGTTATTAAGCTTATTCTGATCTATATGATTTACAGTCATTGTAGGCGTTTCACCAGTATGCATACACCATATAAGTCTATGTATGTAATGCACAGTTCCAAAAATGTTTACAACAATATAGCCGACTCTAGTGACACAGGTTATCTCTACTTCAGAGTCGTAGACCTTGCGGTAAAGTTTACCCCCTCTGTAGACAAACAAAGTATCGAGCAACTTTTTAGTTACTACTCTGCCAGGTGCATGGAACTCTTTGGAAATTTCAGACTTATGCATTGTTATACTCTAGTTTCCTAAGTATAACTCATAAATAGAAAAATCCCGGCACAAGAAATTGTGCCGGGATTAGTCACACACACACCACCAACCAACTTTACGGCAGGACTGCAGCGCCGACTCTATCAATGAAAAGCACTTTACGCAATGTCACGTCAGCATTAGCTGCATCACGCAGACCAATGAACTGCAGATCAACCATGAGGTCTTGATCTTTAGAACCTGCTGTCACTTTCCATGAAGAGATATTCACTACAGGAATAGTGAATACATAGCCGTTACCAGCAGTGTCAAGGCTAGAGAAGATCAAGCTAGAGTTGGTATTAGCTTTGAACTTGTCAAACAGAGCACCATCAGCAAAGTAGACAGACAGAGAACCGGAGACACCGATAGTACCAGAACCTATACTGACTGCACCCAATGTGCAAATAGCCTCTTGGCTACGCAGCATATTGTCATAGTTCAAGCTGATAGACTTGACGAAGGTTCCAGTGATAGGTGCTCCACCTTCCCACAAAGCGCAGGACGAGCCAGAGACACCAGACTGGATATCATAGGCTTGAGAAGCAATTGGTGTACCGGGCAACTGAGTAGTAGCAGCACGGCTAGCGTCTTTGCCCATGAAGTCAAAAGACAACGAGGTCAAGCTACCAGAAGCGATGTTCACAGTCAGCTTGCTAGGTGTCATACCAGTGTAAGCAAGGAACTGGCTGATATCAGTAGCAGCGCGTTCGATTGTGTAGCTGGTCTGGGTAGTGCCATGTGTCAAGCGAGAGGTCTGAACAATGCCACCTGCCAGAGAACCTGCAACAGTAGCTGGAGTATTAGTATCCAGAGTAATTACAGTAGTAGTGGGTGCTACAGACGTAGACACTCTAAACAACTTACCGTCGTTGGCAGATGTTGGATGCACAAAGCGGAACCACTGTCCACGCTTCAAACCTGTCCATGCATCGTTAGCTGTAGGCGCAACAGAGGCTGTCAAGGTAGTAGCAGTAGCTGTTACAGTGGCAGGAGTACCTTGCACACCATTAGTACCGAACACAGTCCAAGTAGACTGCAAAATAGCCGAAAACAGGGGGTCGTACTCTGCATACGACAGTTCAGCATTCAAACCACCAGAAGCGGAAGCTGTTACGGATGTGACACTAGAGATAGTCCGAGTAGAGTTAATCTCTTTAGACTCTTCTTTAGTAATCATGAAATCAAGTGACTCGCCAGTAATGCGAATATCTTTTGGGTTTCCTGCAATAGGAATGACACCAAAGGTAGCTTCGGGGATATAGCGTACTTGTACGAGGGAGCTAGAGGCTAAAGGCATTGCGGTTCTCCAAAAAGTTAGGGAATAATACTCTGTATGTCGAGTTGAAGGTGATTGTGGGTTAAGAGTAGGCTATAAGTTGACAGTAAGATTCTTAGACTCAGTAGATTTTGTCAAACCAAAAGGGTATAAGCACTGGATAGTAATTCCAACCTAGGTGGGGTTTGACCTGTGCCAGTGTAGCCATGTGACATCTAACTACACCCATAGACCGCTGATGCAGTTGAGGATAGAAGAAGTCTAGCAGCTTCAAGGCCTCAGATGACCCTGTGCCATCTTTAGCTACAGCAGCTAAGTGAATCTGGCCTGATATTCTGTGTATCGGTCTAGCTGACAGATCAGCTTGCCTACCTTCCATAAACTTTACGTGGACTGCTAGGTAGGGCTTAGTCTGTGTTTGTGTGTCTACCACAATACGGTTGTCGTACTCTATAACCAAGGGAGATACAGGCGCACCTGCCTTAGCCGCTTCTATGGCTGTCACAATATCTATACGAGCTTGTTCAAGTGTTGCCATATTATCCTGTGCTCAATCTCATGGTGGCATTCCCGTACTTTGCTATAGTGTGAGCTACAGCCATTACGTCTCCGGGTATAAAGTTACCAGGACGTAAGACTATATCTGACTGTGTGATTATTTCTGCAGTAGGGTTGTCGTTAAATATCGTAACTCTAGTGTTGTATCTAATGCTCTGTATTACTTCTGAATTAACCGATAGAGCATAGACAATCGCAGGCTCATCGCCCTTAAAGAAAGGAGGTGGCCGTTCAATAGGGTCACGCTTAAAGCCTGTAGTAGATGAACCGCCTGATCTAGAAGTTAAGCCTTCTGCCCTGACTCTCCAAGAAGCAGCTAAGTCTCCAGACCACTGCGGAGTATTCTCCACTAACTCTGTGAGTATGTTTGTTATAAACTCTCTGTAAGCCGCATTTATCCTGCCATGCATAGCGGCCATCTGGCCCTCTAAAGACTTGCGAAAAGTATCTATGCCAGTTACCTGAAACATCATACTCTCCTTAAATGAAGAGTCCACGCATCAGCTTCAGCCGTAGCATTTAGTATGTTCCACTCTCTACCAGCTACAGTAACTTTTCTACCTATAACTGGAGTAACATCACTGGCTGCTACTATTGCTGTCATATCACCAGCATGATTCAAGCGGTCAGCGCCAGTCAGTTGGTCGTAAAGCTTGTAGCGGTCAAACATAAAGCCATTTGTGGTCAGCGTACCGGCGCTGTAGGAGTCCGTTACAGGGTCATACGCGCCCGTCTGAGCGAAAGTAATAGCGACGTAGCTACCACTGTCTAATTCGTCGCTGCTGGCGTTTATAAACCCTGCCTCATCAAGGTGGGCGCTGCGAACTCTGTAATACGTACTACCTACCTTGAGTATAGAGCCTTTAACCACAGGCTCTCCTGTAGCAAAGAACACTTCCCAGAATGGGTCATACTCAGCATCAGTAGCGCCATTCACAGTGTCTTTGAGATACTGTTTACGAGCATAAGCTACTGTACCAGCGCCTGCTAAACAAGCCTGCCCCGGAGTTAGGATAGCCACACTGTCTGTAACTCTCTTAGCCCACACAGATTTACGAATAGGTAGACCGTAGATACCATCAAGAATACCTATACCTAGCAGGTACATTTCCGTAAGAGCTACTACACAGTTCCTAACGGGTAGAGTTGTAGCAGGTGTCATTGAAAACACCCGCTTCTGAGCTACCGAACCGTCAGGACTAGCGCCTAAAAAAGTGCTAGTCTGTGCAAAGAACAAGGCTGCACCCGTGTAGCCATCAGTGATAGCTATATCGTCGAAATGATTTGCGACTAGGAATAAATCAGCCATTTGTCACAGGGTCGGTAGCTAGGCCGACAGCCGAAGTAAACTCATGCCGAACATCTGTGTAAACTGCATCGGCAGGAGTCAAAATAGTATATACTCCGGTCAGTTTAATCCGAAGGCTATTAAACATGCCTCGGACACCTAGCTTTACGTCCTCAAAAGGATCGGTTTGCCGAGTGAATTCTGCCCTACCATCTGATAGTCGTTGCACGGAGAACATTGGTAATGCTGCCAATAGGTCTTTAGCTCTTGAGTATGTGCAAAACAGATTAACCAGATCATAGAACCGTTGTTGCGTGACGGTGCGACTAATCTCTGGTAGGGCAGAAACCGTGGTGTAAAGTGCAGGTATGCCCAGATTAACGTCTTCAAGTTCTAAAATAACCTGAAGATTGCTGTAGCCTAAACTGATAACACTGTCGGGGAGTTCCGTTGCAGACACTCCAAGGACTGCACGAACTTCGGCGGGAACTGCTGCTGGTGCGGTCATAGTGATGCTTTATGGTTGGGAGAGGCTACTGTAGCATGAGTGTGCTAATTAGGTTTGTCAAAATATCTAAAGTATGCGTTGGGTTTGAAAATTTTGGTGTAGAATTGGGGAACCTTAAAGGAGAACCAAATGAAAGACGGTACTTTTGAATTCCCTCTACCTGCGGAATTGCTGGCAGAGCTTCGGGCTTACGCTAAGACAAACGATATGTCTATGGCACAAGTACTCAGGTTAGCTCTTAGGGAGTTTTTGAAGAGAGGGCAGGTGTAATGGCTCACACCTTTCAGCAACTTATAGCCAAAGCTAGAGAGGTGCATGGTGACAAGTACGAGTACATTTCAGATCGTATGGATGGTAAGTACAGAAGGCTTACTATAAGCTGCAAAGAACATGGAGAGTTTGAGCAAACATGGTCTAACCACTCTGTAGGTAAGGGTTGCCAAAAATGCTCTACAGTTACAAACAGCGCTAATCAGATGTATACTCTGGATGAAGTGAGAGAGATAGGTAAAAGCATATTTGGTGAGAAGTACAATTATCTAGATATCTTGAGAATACCCAACAAACCCAGATTGAGATTTGCCTGCCCTGAGCACGGTTTGCTAGAGCAAGACCTGTACAACCATTTGGCAGGCAAGGGTTGTTTAGCTTGCAAAGAGTTAAAAGTGCTT